TAGATAGCGACCTGTCGGCCCAGATTCGGGTCAAAATAGACCTTCTTGAACGCACTGCCAGCCAGTCCAAGGCTGTACAGGAGCCGCTCGTGCTCGGGTCTGTACTCCACCATGCGCTCAGTGAGTTCGTAGTTCATATCCGCTTTTACGCGGTTTGCCGCCTCTTCCTTGTCCTTATCTTCCACACCAATAATCTTGACCCGTACAGGGCCAGCAGCTGGGAACGTCTCAGACATTGTTTCGGCTTGGAAGCGAATAGCGGCTTCAGCGAGGACTGTAGAGTACACGCCGCACGCGCCTTCCCACGGATCAGTACGCTCTTCGTACTTGAAGCCCAGTACATCCAGACCTTTAACAAACGTATCGGCCCAGTCCTTACGACTGTCGATGTCAGCATCCACTAGACCTACCAGATCATCAGCTAACTCGTTAAGTTGTCCGTCGTCTAAGAAGTCCGCAATGTTGGCGTCGAACGATGTGATGTCTGAGATGTTAGCGTCGGGGATGATTGTGATCTCTACACTGCCGTCGTCCAGTGTGACCATCTCTGGGTCTACAATCTCAATCTCCAGAGCAGAGTCACCCTCCATCTCTAGCTCATCGTCGATGCCTTCAGGTGCTGCGTATAAACCTTTCTCAATAGCCATAATGTATCTCTAGTAGAAGCCGCCCCGTCGCGACTTAAAGTATCTTTGTTCTTCAGGCTCATCTGTCGGTAGGCGTATAAACCCGCCCTGCCTGAAACGCATGAGTGCCATGACCGTGGAGTCAACCAAGTCATCATGGCTCATAAACGGAAATCCAGCAATCTCCTCAACTACCTCTTCCGCCCACCGTGTAGGGGGTACCCACACCAAACCAGACGCTACAATATCAGATACTGAGTTAAGACGTGCTAACTTATCACCTGATCCCCTGTGGGGGGTATACTCTGAGACAGGCAGTCCCATACGCCTCATCTCTTGGTACAGCGCCGTGCCCGATGACTTCTTCTCCACAATGAACGCATCAGGTTCCCACTCACTGTACTCCTCCAGCGCCAACTCTTTCAGCTCTGGAAACTCCATCCGCTGCTTGATGCTGTTGAGCAGGATGATGTTATATGCCCCCGTCTCTTCGTACAGGAATACACCCCACGTAGTCAGTGCCGTGAAGTCAGCACGGTTGTGTTTCTCTGCCGCTGCGTCCAGTGACATGATTATGTACTCACAATTCGGAGGCCGTTCCTGCTCCCAGAGCTGCCACCACTCCCGCTTGACCAGCGCAGCCTCTTCCGCCGTGGGTGTCTGCTGGTACTGCGCGTTCCACTGGAATGTAGGCATGGACGCCTTAGTCCGCAGCAGCGCCTCTAGGTCGAAGAACTCAGGCCACAGCGGTTTCTCCACTACCTCTTCGGTCTCCTCGTCCTCAATCTCCAGTATGGCTGGGAATTCGACAATCTCATACTCATCTGCCCTGTCATTCTGCGTCATATCACGTACAACACGCCCCGTCAGGTCATCTTGGTGCCAGCGGGTCTGAATTATTGCAACACGGCCCCCCGGCATTAGACGAGTCCGTGCACCGAAGGTAAACCACTCGTATGCCTTCTCAAAAACAGCAAAATTACCGTTAATTACGTCCTGTTCCGAGTGTGGGTCGTCAATTAGCAGCAGATCAGCACCGCGACCAGCCAGTGCAGAGCCAACACCACACGCATAATACTCACCGCCGACGTTAGTATTCCATCTACCAGCCGATTTTGAGTCACTGGCAAGCTGTACGGTGGGGAAAATAGCCTGATAGGCGTCTGTGGAGATCAAATTCCGTACCTTTCGGCCAAAATCCACAGCCAGATCAGTGGTGTGCGACACCATCATTACCTTTTTGCCGGGATTTCGCCCTAAAAACCACGCTGGGAAGAAGATAGAGACAAGCTGGGACTTGCCGTGACGTGGCGGTATGTTCACACAGATGCGATCCTTGTTACCCGCCTCAATAGCCATCAACATATCCGCCAAAATGCGGTGGTGCTTACCTACAATGTAGTCTGGCTGCATCCGTTTGCAGAATTCTATTAGGTCGTCGTAGGCTTCTTGGTTAGCCTGACGTGCTGCAAGCTCGTCTACGATGCGGTTGATCTCAACAACTTCCTCATCAGAGAACGCATCGAGATTGTCCAGCATGTTCTGGACTTCTTCCTCGGTAAAATCGGGAACGGCCTCAATCATCGTATTCTTCTGGCCCTAGTATCTCTTCTAGGTCTATAGCTTCGCCATCAAGAATAACTGCATCCTCTACATCCATCACTGGTTCGACCAGCTTCTCCAGCTTACCTCGTAACTTGTTACGTAGATCGTCCGTAGACTGGTGCGTTATGGTTACTTCCGTCTTCTCTGCGAACAAACCTACGTCTGAGATCTTACCCAGTAACTCCAAGGCACGTATACGAATGCGTGGGTCGTCGTTCTCCGACTCCAGCAGTAGTTTGTTAGTGACTAAGTGCCGGAGCTGCGTTGCGTTTTCTGCAACAGAGTGTCCGAACTCTTGGAGTATGTTGTTGGTAAGTATGATGGAGGCAGGTGTAAGGGTCGAAATCTTCTTCGTTGTAGCTTTCTTAGAAGTTTTTTCAGGGTCTTCAGCATAAGCCGCAGCAAGTTTTGCAGCGGTGTCTTTGTCGTCTTTGTTGGGTTCAACATCTAGGCCGTATTCGGATAACTCTAAGGCTGTATTGCACGCAGCTTCAGCCTTATCTCTAAGGTCTTCGTATGGAACCTCATCAGAAAAGGGCACGCCGATTTCAGGTGCAATAAATAGAGTCATAGGCGAAGACTAGATTGTGTCGCTGGCTGGTAGCCGTTGGCGCGAATATACACCAAAAACCACCAGATATAACAAAAATTTTTTTCAGGGGGACTTTTATTTTTGGGGTGGGGGGTTTCCTGTGTGGGGATTAGTAGGGAACGGCCTCAAAAAAGGGTAGCAAATTGGCAGAAATGCTAGTTATTCGTGGAGATTAGTAATACTAGCAGCACATGGAGTCACAGCAGCACAGCGGCGGGGTGGGGGTAGGGTGGGTTTTTTGTACGACCGTACAAGGTTTCGGGTGCTGCCTATTGCAAAACCGCAAACCCGTGGGATTCTAATTGTGTCGGGCGGATGACCTCTCGACCGGTCGCGGTACCGTCTACCGCACACTATTGGAAACAATAAACTATGGCTAAAAAAGCTAACGTCGAGCGCGACGCAAACGCGCAACAATCCCTCGAATCAGTCAAGGGCGAACTACAACAGGCAGTGTATGGCATCAATGCCGATATCGCTGGCGCATTCGATAGAATGGAATCGGTCGCAGTCTACCAGTCTAAAGCCAAGCAGGCCGAACACGAGTACGACGAGTCGCTTGGCGAGTATTGTGCATGGCTGCATGACAATGGATTCACTGCCAGTCAATTCCGACAGGCTCAAGCCAAGCAGTTCGCTGAAGGCACTGACGATCCAGCATACAAGGCTCACAAGGCTTTTTATGACGACTCGAAAATGAACTATGCCGCTAAACTGGCAGCGACAGGCGACTACAGCGACATTGATCTGATGCCGTTGTATAGCATGACGAAGAAGGCTATCGAGGCTGCTGGGCATTCCAAGCGAGTCCACATCGCACTGGTGGAGTTGAAAGACGACGCCAATCAGGGGATTCGCAAGATCCGCGAACGATTGGAGACATTGGAAAGCCAAGACGAGAATGGCGATCCGGTCGCCAAGTCTGAGGCGGAGCGCGATGCGGCCAATCTGGTGGCGATCTACAAACGCAGAATGGCTGACGAGGATATGCCAGCGGACGAGCTGAAACATAAAATTGCAAACTTGCAGAACACCGCTGTCGAGCAGGAATGCGAGCTGGAATATATGGCCCTGATCTCTGAAATCTAAACCAACATGGGGACACGCAAGTGTCCCCTCTTTTCTAACATCTTAAAGGAAACAAAATGATTCGATTAATCTTGGCCTACATTCTTGGCTCGGCTGTCACCATGCTAACCTATGTTGCATATATGGAAGCAACATATACCGGTGTCCTGTTATCTGGATCCATGATCGGCGCATCTATCTGGTGGGTTTGGTCAGCCGGTATCTCTATTAAAGAAGACATCAACCAAACATTCTGATCTACAGGGAGTCACGCAAGTGGCTCCCTTTTTTTATGCCTATCGAAACCAGTTCCCAGATCCGCGCCGAGCATTGAGCTTCGCGCAGCACATCCGAAACCAGTCCCCAGATCCGCGCCGAGCACCAAGCCCAGCGCAGCGTCACGCCAAAAGTTTGTACGGTCGTACAAGAATCGAAACCAGTCCCCAGATTCGCGCCGAGCCTCGCGTTACGCATAAGTTCTTTTTTGTACGTCCGTACAAGTTTGTATTGTCCACTCGTAAGTCATTGATTTATATACAATGTCCACTTTTTTGGCCTATTGTCCACCTATTGTATTTTTTTCAAAAGGCAAAAGTGGACATTAGTACAGTGGCAAACAGTGGTAAGCAATGGTAACTATTATTATCTATTATCTATATATATATATATATATATACCTTTTTTATAATGTCCACTTTTGGTAGGGGAGGCAGCTCCTATTTTGAAACTCGTTTTTTAAGAGTTTCCCTCTAACAGATTAGAAATAAACTCCAGTTCTTTCTCCCCCCTTTTCGCGGCTCAAAAACCCCCAAATTCGCATACATTCATTCATTGTATATAAATCAAGGACTTACAAGGGTACACAGCAAAACATTAGCGGACATTCACGGACATTCAAGTACATTACAAACCTTACTACAAAACCGCACTACTTATCACCATTTGACATTTGATGATACCTATGTTATAATATCTTATGAAACTGGTAATTCGTATTTTTTTCGAGCTCTACTTCTGGGCGTACTTTGTATGTCCGTACAAAAACCAACGGAGACAGATATGACAGGTGAAGAGTATCAAGAGCGACTGCATCACCAGCGCATCC